CCGCTTCTTTCGACTTAAGCTCCTCATCAAAAGGTTTTGATATAGGATCAGGTTTTAATACCTTTCCAAAAGTCATCATCTGCTGCTGTTCATTAAGGATAGGCATCTCTTTCGGTTCAGGATTTCCCATTGTCGTTCCTAATCACATGGTATCTACTTTAGTAGTAGCATTCACGCGTTTCTTAGGCAATTCCCTTGCTCCAATATCACTGACTTCAGTTCAACTGGAATAAAGAGCAAGCTTCTGGTTTTCAGAAGAATCTCGAAAACCGTCAGTAATTGTTTTTTCAATAAACTGAACGAGTGTGAGATTATCTTCCAAGACCTTAGGCTCTCTCTTTACTTGAGAAAAGGCACTAAGAACCGACGCTGCAGACTCAACCTCTTGGAGGAAACCTAATAGAATTTTCAAAGAATACTTTGATAATTCCATATTTCCGTAAAAGCGGAGAGTTAAATAAGGGTTCGCTAATATTCCGTCTAAATAAGTAAATCATAAATGATTTACAAATTGACCACTTCACCGAAAATCGGAGAAATGGGGATTATTTTTGAAATAAGCTTCAAAAGTAAGATAACTAATCTTTTTTACTTTAAATTTTAAAGTTTTGATTGGTTTCTTAGATTGAAGATTATCAGGATTAAGGGCATGATAGATCAAATATCCGCGTTCAGCGGAACCTGATCAAAAGCCTCTTTGATATAAAATCTTAAATTCGCCATCAATTAAATCTGAAACATGACTTATTGAAGGGAAAACTTTCCCATCAATACATCTAATTCAGGTGATTGATTTTGAAGGTAGATATTTCATATCAGAAAGAAAGGTAGAGTATGATCCTATTGATCTTAGAATCCTACGTTTCATATCGTAGGGATCAACAGAATTATACTTCTTAACTAGACTTTCAATCCTCCTTATTACTGCTACTTTGTATCATCTTTGCTCGAACATATAAGCGTTAGAGTCTCTGGGTTCGAATTTAGAAATATCTTTACCCTGGAGAATAGCTTTACTAATAGCATAACCTCATTTAGAGTCAAAATCTGTTATAAACAGAGATTTACTCTTCTTGAAATAAGCTCTAGTATTTTTAAGCTCTCTTAACACCCACTCAAAAGGAATTGCTCCAGAAGAAACAGAAAGTGAGAGAAGACCTAGTAACGCAAATCTTGAGTTACAAGGCCTATCATCTCACCTTTTGGACTTCATAATGACTCGAAAGGCAGGTATTAACTGATCCCTGACTCTAGAAGCTCATCATGAGAAGATGCTCAGCTTTCCAGCAAATGAATCCTGATTTAGGAACATTTTCATGGAAAGGGGAGACACATCTTTACCCTTAAGAGAGGTTCGCTTGGCAAATTCTACCGTTGGCTGTTTACCATGAGATATGACGCTTTTCGACATATTAAGGTCAACTCCGTAGAGTGACATTAATTCCACGTATTTTGAAGCAAGTGGGGGAGAGAAGATGACAATGTCATCTCCTAACACCTCATATGCTTCAGTTCAGCCTCTCCCCCCTATAAGGGAGTAGGCATACTGAACAATAGCGTGATGTGTTAAAGCGAGCATAGCTCAAGAGCTAAG